GTCTGTTAAATTATTTTTTATATGATGAAAAAGATTTATCAAAGGCTTATGTAAAAAAATGTCAACAATTTATAGACAGTCTGGGTCATAAAAATAAACTAGAAGATTGTTTTAAAATGCAAAAACCAAATAAGGAGAATAAATGATAACATATAAATTTATAACACAAGATAAGTCACAAGATATAGAAGCTATGAGTCTAAAAAAAGCTATGATATCTTTTAATACAAAAGCAGGTGACGCAAAAGATGTTTTAGTAGAATGGAAAAGTAGAAAAAATAATATTAGTTTTTATAAATATAAACTACCATACAAAACGAGAAAAGAAAGAAAAGGTAGGCTATGAAGATAATATTTATTATATTTTTTTTGTGCCTAGTTTCTTGTAGTACAAATAAAAATAATATAAATCCTTGGACGACAATAGTAAAACAAGTATTAACAAATGGAGTTAGTAAATGAAAGATGATTTAATGGTTCAACAACAGGTAGAAAACAAATGGCAACATATGGTGGGTGTTATATGTTTAAATCAAACAGGAAGAAAAAAAGTAAAAAAATTATTACCTGCTTTCTTTGATAAGTTTCCTACACCAGAAAAATTATTAGAGTCAGATAGAAGTGTGATAGCAGATATGCTAGGTGACCTTGGTCTTAAACATGTAAGAGCAAATAGGATATGGAGAATGTCACAGGATTATTTAAACTGGGATGGAGAAGATGCAATGCAACTTCATGGTATAGGTAAGTATGGTAGTGATAGCTATGAGATATTTTATAAAAATAATATACCAGAAAATGTACAAGACAAAGAATTAAAAAGATACATCAGAGAAGAATTAGATGTCGTTTAATTTTAAACACCCAAGTTACTACGCAAAAATAAAAAAAGAAAATCGCTTGACAAATAAAGAAAACTATGATAAGGGAATAGACAATGAAAAAATACAAAGTAAGAATAGCAGGACTAGGAATAGAAGCAGTAGCAATAATACCATTCGACAACGAGCCAGACATAGAAAAATTAGAGAATAATATAATATATTATCTAAATAATAATCTTATGAAAGTAGAGGCTAATGATTTCTACGCAACTGATAGATACTTTATAACATATGAGGAAATATCTATTTGAATTACAAACAACAATTAGCAGTAGTAGAGGGATTATTTATTCCACCAGATTCACAGATAAGATTAGATTGTCCTTTCTGTAGTGGTAAAAATACTTTTTCTGTAGATACAACAGAAAATAATTTAAATTGGTATTGTTTTCATGCTTCCTGCAGTGCTAAAGGTAGAAAACAAGGAGAAAAAGATATGCAATATGTAGAGAGAGTATTTCATGGTAATAAAAAATTACACATAGAAGATAAAGAATTTCCTATACCAGATAGCTTTCAATCAATATACTCAAATGAAAAAGCTATGCGTTGGTTATCAAATAATAATTGCTGGGAGTCTTGGTCTTGGGGTAGAGCAGATTTTAAATATGATGTAAAACAAAATAGAGTTGTGTTTCTAATAAAAAATAGAGTGTCACATAAAATAGTAGGTGCAGTCGGGAGAGCATTAAATAAAAATGATTATCCTAAATGGTATATGTATGGTAATAAAGATGTGCCATTTAAATGTGGTGAATGTAATGATGCAGTAATAGTAGAGGATTGTCCATCAGCTTGTGCAGTATCAAATGTATTAACTGGTATAGCAATCATGGGTACAAAATTAAAAGCATTACACAAAAGTCATTTGCAACCATATAAAAATTTATATATATGTTTAGATAGAGATGCCACAACAAAAGCATATGATATGGCAAAAGATTTAAGATCGTCTGGGTTTGAAAATATAATTGTAAAACCATTAGAAGATGACTTAAAATACTATAACACAGAACAGATAAGGGAGATATTTTATGATAGAAAAACAAATGATTAGGCTTATGCTTAATAAAAAATTTTATACACAATACAAAGGCACATTGTCTCCTACGGTTTTCTCTGGAGATATAAGTTCTTTGTATGATACAATACAAAAGGCACATGATAAATACGAGGAAGATATAAAGGTAGATGAGTTATACTCATTGCATACTGCTATATTTAATCCTGCACTTACCCGTGCTGCAAAAGAAAAGTTTAGTGAATTAGTAGAGGATATAAAAGAAGTACAAGAGCCAAGCAAAGAGATAGCAAAAGATATAATGCGTATACTATCCGATAGAGATTTGGCACAGAGAATAGCAGTGGAATCTACAGAGATATTTAATGGTAAAGATGCTAATTTTAATGAGATAATTAGCATGATAGAAAAACATAAAAAAAATATTGATGAAGAAAAAGTACCTGCAGTTACAAAAAATGTAGGAGAGGTATTAGATTTACTAGATGTGACAACTAAATGGAAGTTTAATATTCCTGTATTAAATCACAATGTTGGTGGTATAGGTGGGGGTAATCTTATGATTGCATTTGCTAGACCAGAGACAGGAAAGACTGCTTTTTGGGTTAGTCTTTGTGCAGGACCACATGGATTTGCAGAGCAAGGTGCGAAGATACATGCGTTTATAAACGAGGAACCTGCTATAAGAACACAGATGAGAGCAATATCTTGCTATACTGGTATGACAAGAGACGAGATAATACAGGATAAAGAGATGGCACATAAATCTTGGAGTGATATAAAAGATAATATATCTATGTTTGATACTGTTGATTGGTCTATACAGGATATAGATGCACATTGTGAAAAACATAAACCAGATATCATAGTGATAGACCAGCTAGATAAAGTAAATGTGACAGGCACATATGCAAGAACAGATGAAAAATTAAGACAGATATATACAAGTGTGAGAGAGATAGCAAAGAGAAGAGATTGTGCAGTGATTGCTATATCACAAGCATCAGCAGATGCACACAATAGAAATAGTATTTCATTTGATCAAATGGAAAACTCTAAGACTGGTAAGGCTGCCGAAGCTGATTTGATTATTGGTATAGGTAGAAACTCTAACAGTGATTTAGAAAATAAAATAAGAACATTATGTGTAAGTAAAAATAAAATAAATGGTTATCATGGTGAGCCTGTGTGTACCATTAGAAGGAGTATAAGTAGGTACGAAGTATGATAACAACAGTAGACGTAGAAACATCTTGGCAAAAAACAGATACAGGTGGGTATGATCCATCACCATTTCATGCAGATAATATATTAGTTAGTGTTGGTATAAATGATGAATATTACTTTACTAATCATAGCGAAAGAGTTGATGAGGGTTGCTATCACAAGATACAATCTATATTAGATAAAACAACTTTATTAATAGGTCATAATATAAAATTTGATTTGATGTGGTTATTAGAATCTGGATTTAAATATACAGGTAGAGTTTATGATACTATGTTGGGGGAGTATATACTTAATAGAGGTATAAGAAAAAGTCTAACACTTGAGATGTCTTGTCGTAGAAGAAAGATAGGATCAAAAGATAGCACCATAAAAGAATTTACAGATAGGGGTATACCTTTTCAAGATATACCTGTGGATGTTGTAGAAGAATATGGCAGAATAGATGTAGAGATAACTAGAAGATTATTTGATTCACAGATGGCAGATTTTAAATTACCAAAAAATAAAAATTTATTAATGACTGCAAAGATGATGAATGAGTTTTTAGTTGTACTATCTGATATGGAAAGAAATGGTATCAATATAAATTTAGAAGATTTAAATAATGTTGAAAAAGAATACAGAGCAGAGTTTGCATATTTAAAACAAAAGATAGATAAGATAGTTTATAAACAGATGGGTGATACTAAAATAAATTTATCTAGTCCAGAACAATTATCTTGGTTGATATATTCTGTAAAACCAAAAGATAAAAAACAATGGTGTAAGATATTTAACGTTGGTATTGATAAAAGCACAGGTAAAAATAAAAGAAGACCACAATATTCAAGACAACAATTCAGAAATCTTGTTTCGGATAATACAGATGCTATACATAGAACTGTTGCAGAACAATGCATAGGTTGTCATGGTAAAGGTGTAATTAAAAAAATAAAAAAAGATGGTAGCCCATATAAAAATTATACTAAATGCTCTGATTGTGATGGTGATGGTTATATATACACTCCAATGGCAAAGATAGCAGGATTTAGACAAAGACCAAGAAGTGTATATGATGTTGCAGAGTCTGGGTTTAGAACAGATAAACTAACTTTAAATAAAATAGCAGCAGAGGCAGAGGGTGAGTTCAAAGAGTTTATAGATTCTATTGTAAGACACAATGCAGTAGATACATATCTAAATACATTTGTGGAAGGTTTAAAAAATTTTACAAATGAAAAAGGTTTTCTACATCCTAAGTTCATGCAAGCAGTAACAGCAACAGGTAGATTATCTAGTAGAGATCCAAACTTTCAAAACCAACCAAGAGGTAAGACTTTTCCTATAAGAAAAGTTGTTACATCTAGATTTGAAAAAGGTAGTATACTTGAGGTAGACTTTTCACAATTAGAATTTAGAACTGCAGTATTTCTTGCACAAGATAAACAAGGTATGGAGGATATAAAAAATAAAATAGATGTGCATCAATACACTGCAGATATTATAGGTGTATCTAGACAAGATGCAAAGGCACATACATTTAAACCTTTATATGGTGGCGTGACTGGTACAGAAGATGAGAAAAGATATTATACTAAATTTTTAGAAAAATATAAAGATATAAAAGTTTGGCATGAGAAACTACAGTCAGAGGCAATAAGATTTAAACAGATAAGTTTACCAACTGGTAGACAATATGCTTTTCCATATGCAGAAAGAACACCTTGGGGTGGATCTACATATGGAACACAGATAAAAAATTATCCAGTACAAGGTTTTGCAACAGCAGATATTGTACCACTTGCATGTATAAATATATATAAGTTAATGCAAGAAAAAGGAGTAAAGAGTTTACTTGTAAATACAGTGCACGATTCTATCGTGGCTGATGTTTATCCTGGAGAAGAAGATGTGATGAGTAAAATATTTAAACAGGGCACAGCAGACGTAATACCTGCATTAAAACAGTATTACAATATCGATTTTAATGTTCCACTTGACACAGAACTTAAAATAGGATATGATTGGTTAAATATGAAGGAGGTAAAATAATGACTTACTTAATAGTTAAAAAGTTTGATTTAAAAAGTAAACACGTTAAACCAAGTTATACGATTGTAGCAACAACTGATGATCTATCATTGGCAAATAAAAAGTTAGTTGCATTAAATTTATTAAATGATGATGATAAAAACTATTCGTTTTATATCGCAGAACTTAATGAAGATACTCTTGTATTAACCGAAGATATGCAAGCTGCATAATAATTAAAAGGAGGTAAACTAATGCATATAGATAAATATAAAATATTTTCCATGGATTATACTTGGAAAAATGGTAAGCAAAGTAAAAATACTTCAGTGCAACAAATGATGACATCTGATGAATGTATAATGGGTAGAACTTTTATACAATTATTATCTGATCTTGATCAATCGTGGCATCAACATGGTTGTGGTAAAACTTGTAAAGTAGAAGTTACATTTGAACCATACGAACATAAGGACGATTAATATGGCAAAAGAAATAGAAGCACTTGAAACTTTAGATGAGTATTCTGATGAGGAATATTCTGCTTATCTAGAATATACTGCACTAAAGGACCAATGTGTTATAGAGCCTACTACATTATACATAAATAAAAATCATGAGTTTCTATCAGAGTGGGATTACTTTGCTAATGCTGATGGTTTAGATGTTAAAATAATAGATGGGGAGACAACTATATGTTAGAGATATTTTTTATAATATGTTTAGTTGGCATTGGTATAAGATTAATAGATGATATCATATATTATATTTTTAAAAAATAATACTTGACTTTTATTAAAAAATGTGGTATAAGAAAATAAAAATAAGGAGGACAAATGTCTGACAATGAAATAGTAAATATAAATAACATGTCCAATGAGCAGATAATGCAAGCCATAGGACAGGACGATGGTTCTAGTATAGGTAATAATATACCTAGACTAGCTATCAATCGTACCCCAGAAGATGACGATGGTAATCAATTACCAGTTGGTCACTTCTTCACATACGACTCTAATATAGGTCAAAATGTTTTTGGTAAACCAGTGACACTTAGACCATTTATTAGTGCGATGCAATATATGCACTATGATGCTGATAAGGGTGAGTATGTAAATAGATCTATTATATTTAAAAGCTGGAAAGAAGAGGCTATAGATATATTAGGTGGGACTAAATGTGGAAAGATACCTTTTAAAGAGAGGTCTACTCTAACACCAGAGCAGTTGGAACATCAAAGAACTATAAGATGTTATAAATTAGTGTATGGTTTATTATCTTTTAAAGATGGTAAAACTGCACAAGGTAATCCGCATAGTGTAGAAAATCTACCAGTGCTTTATAGAGTTACTGGTACGGCTTTTTCACCAGTAACATCTGCTTTAGATCAATTGAAAAAGAGAAAGAAACTAATGTTTAATTGTACTTTCTCTCTTGATTCTAAGAGACAGAAAAAAGGTGGGAATGTTTTCTATGTTCCAGAGATAGGTGTAAATGCAGATGCTAATTTACAATTATCTGATGATGATATTGAAACGTTAAAAGTGTTTCAAGAGTCTATCGACACCGAGAATGCAGAGGTTGTTGATGCTTACAATTCTGCAAAAACTAAAAGAGCAAATGGTTCTGATAAGGTAGATGCCCAGATCGTAGAAGATGTGGATGATGAACTCCCAGAACAAGTTCTTTCTAAATAAATGATAGACTATACTACTAGATACTTATGGAATTAAAAAATATAATAAAGAAAGATTTTAGACATAGCTTTAGTTCTATAAATAAGTTTAAGCATAACCCTAGTGAATGGCTGGTTCATTATGGTTTAGGATTAAGAGTATCTAGTAGTCCAGCGATGGTAAGGGGAACTCTTGCAGAGTTTGGTGCTTACTATAAAATTAAAAAAGGTATGCAACAGAAAGATGATAAACACTTTGATAAACTTATAACACATATGTTTAAGAAGAATAAATTTTT